CAGAGCTACCGCGCCATACAACAATGGCTGAAGGAGCGCGGCCTGTCCGTTTCGGTGCCGTCGATCAAGAACCATTTCGACGAGCACTTCCCCGTCCAGAAAGAAGCCGCCGAGCGGTACTACGAGCAGAGCAAGGCGGTGTTTGAGGAGGCGGTCGAGAATCGGCTGAACGAGATCGAGATGCTCGACCGCGTGATGGCTGTAGAATACGAGCTTCACCAAGCAACGGGCGCGTGGCTCAAAGAACTAGTCGAGAAACGGGCCCGCCTGCCGATGGCGGTGGTAGCGCTGCACAAAGAGACGGCCGCCGAGCTGCGGCAGGCGGCGAAGACCAAGGACGAGCTGCTGGGTGATGACCCGATGAGCAAGCTGGCTGAAGCCATGCGCGCGCTGTGGGAAGAGGAGGACGCGGACGGTGCTGACACCGCAGCAGCAGGCGAAGCTGACTAAAATTCTTCGCCGTGCGCGGCGGGACAAGGTCTATTTCGCGGAGGCGTTCATGGGCCTGGAGCTGGCCGGGAAGCAAGTCGAGGCCGTCAACCTGGGCGGCCGGGTATCGGTCAAGGTAGCCGGTCGGCGCTTCGGGAAGAGCACGACCACGCTAATCGACGTCGTCCACGCTTGCGCGACGCGGCCGCGGCAAATCTGGTACGTTGTCGCGCCGTCTATCGACCAGGCCAAAATCTACTTCCACGAGCTAGAGAGGAGGGCGAGCGAAAACGCCCTCCTCTCTGTGCTCATAAAGGACGGCATCAAGTGGAGCCCGTGGCCAGAGGTCGAGTTAGTCAACGGATCAAAGATCATGGGCCGATCCGTGGCACGGGATGGCGTGTACCTGCGGGGGAAAGGCGCTGACGGGGTGGCCATTACCGAGGCCGCCTTCATCAAGGACAAGGTCTACAACGAAGTCATCCGCGCCATGGTGTTGGATCGGCGCGGAGTGATTCGGCTGGAGTCTACGCCCAACGGGCACAACTACTTTTTCAAGCTGTACCAGGAGGGCCTGAGCGACTCGACTGGGTACTACCGCAGCTTCCACGCCACTTGCTACGACAACCCGCGCCTGGACCCGGACGAGCTAGAGCGAATCCGGCGCGAGACGCCGGAGCTGGCCTGGCGCATCGAGTATCTGGCGGAGTTCGTCGAAGATGACTCATTCATCTTCCCATGGAGCGTGCTGGCCGAGGTCTTCGACGACTATGAGCTGCCGCAGAAGCCCGAGAACGGGCACCGGTACGCGATCGGCGTCGACCTTGCCAAGTACCAGGACTACACCGTGATCATCGTCTTGGACATCACGCGGGAGCCGTACCGCATTGCCGAATACCACCGGTACCAAGGGCGGCTCTACACCGACGTCGCTGCGCATGTGAATGAGCTGCAAGCCAAATACCGCGCGCGCGTCTATCTGGACGCCACCGGCGTCGGCGACGCGGTGGCCGAGCAGGTGCGCAACTGCGAGCCGATCGTCTTCTCGGAAAAGACGCGGCAGGAACTCATCTCGAACCTGGTGGTCCTCGTCCAGCAGAAAAAGCTGTGCCTGCCGTCCTCGTGGGTGGCCCTTAGGGACGAGCTGCGGTACTTCCGCAACATCCGGCGCGGCAACCGTGTGCGGCCAGAGGCGGCCGAAGGATACCACGACGATACGGTGATGGCCCTGGCGTTGGCATGCCGGGCGGTGAAAGCTGGGCGCAAGCCGGTGAACGAGAACATCCGGCGAGCGCTGAGGAGGGCGAGTTTCTATGGCTAGGACGACGTTGCGGCGAAAACCGAAGCGGACGATCCGGCAATGGCTGCGCGATGCCATCGGCGAAATCTCCGTGCTACGTACCCTCGGCGGCTGGTTTGGCTCTTTTAACCCTGGCTATATGCTCGATTCCAGCCGCGTCGACTACAATCTGGCCCGAGAACTCTATAACAACACCAACGACGACTATAAACTTGGGGCTGGGTTTGCACGGCCCATAATTAACACGACGGCCGGTTTTATGGGCGTGCCGCATTTCTCACACATGGGGGCAAACGAGGAGGCAGACCAAGAGCTTGAGCGGGCCTTTTCTCGATGGTCCGGGAAGCTGCTCCGCATCCACCGCAACGCCCTCCGCGACGGCGACGTGTTCGCGCGGCTTACGGCTACCGCAGACCAGTTCGACCCGAAGCGCAGCGTCATTGACTTGATGCTTATTCCTCCGGAATGGGTGACGCCTATCCCAGACCCGGTGAACGGCGGGTATCTGGAGGTTATCATCAGAACGCCCGTGGAAATCAAGGACGAAGACGGGCGGCTGAAACACAAATACTACGTGGTCGAGAGGATCACCAAGGACACGCAAAGCGTGAAAATTGAGGGCGACGCACCGGACAACGTGCGGCAGGCGTTGGAGAAGCCGGACGAAAAGAATAACTGGGGTTTCGTGCCGATCGTCCACTTTAAAAACGAGGCCGAGGAACACCAGCTTTTCGGCGCTTCGGATCTTGAGCCCGTCGAACCGTTCATGAAGGCGTACCACGACGTGATGCTCTTTGCGATCCAGGGCGCGAAGCTGTTTTCGCACCCGAAGGTCAAAATTCACGTCAAGGACATCCAGCAGTTTCTCGACGACAACTTCGAGACCGAGGAAATCGAGCGCGGTGTGATTAAGTTTGACAGCCGCGACATTTTCTTTGTTCATGAAAACGAAAACATCGAATTTATCACGGCCGATCCCGGATTGGATGGGGTCACGACGTTACTGCAATTCCTCTTCTACTGCATCGTGGACGTTAGCGAGACGCCCGAATTCGCGTTCGGGACGGCTGTCCAATCCAGCAAGGCCAGCGTCTCCGAGCAGATGGTCCCGCTGGCCCGCAAGATTCGGCGCAAGCGCGGGATGTTTGAAGAGGCCCACCAAGAGCTGGCGGCCATGTACCTCGCCATGTGGGCGAAGGTGAACAACGTCAAGCTGGACACCTACCAGGTGGACGTAGGTTGGGAAGAAATTTCGCCAAAAAACGACAAAGAGATCGCCGAGACGATCACCACGCTGATCAACGGGCTGACCACCGGCATCGAGTCGGGTATCATCTCGGTCGACTCGGCGGCCGAGTTTCTGCGCGAGTTTGTGCCGTCCATGCTGCCGTGGGTTGACGAGGACGCGGACGACGACGAGCGCCGTCGGGTGGCGCGCAGCCTGGCGATGATGCAGCGCCTGCGCGACGGCATGGGCCTGCCTGCCATCGAGGGAGAGGCAACCGAAAACGAAGGTGACGAGTGATGGGTGACGGTGTCCTCCGGAGAGATGACTGGCTGGCGGGCGCGCGCGACCCTGATTTCGCCGAGTACATGTGGCGCGCTCGTGAGCGTTTCGACCGGGGCGAAGCGGTGACCGTGGAATACGTGCGCGAAGTGTACCGGCGCGCGGCGGAAGAGCTGCGGCAGGAGATCGCTGGGCTGACGCCCGGGAGCCTCACGTACAGCCATCGCCGGTACATGGCCGATCTTCTGGACAGGATGGCGCGGAACATAAACACCGAGGCCCTAAATGCTATCCGCTACGGAATCGAGCTGGCGGTCGAGGAGGCGACGGCCCCAGCCGAGCAGATTACGCGCGTGGTTACAGCTGGCGTCCTGTCGCCTGGTGAGGTGCGGCAGCTATTCGGGACGTTGAACCAGCGTGCGGTGATGGCCGTTCTGTCGCGCACGTATCACGACGGACTTCGCCTGTCGGACCGGGTGTGGCGCGTCAGCCAGCATGCACGTCAGGCGCTGACCAGGCTGGTCGAGGACGCCGTGGTGCGCGGCCTCGATGCCCGCACTCTGGCTCAGCAAGTGCAGCAGTACCTTCAGCCGGGCGTCCATACGGTGCTAAAAGACGAGGTGCGGCGCCGCCTGAAGGTTCCGCGCGACGTGAGCATGGAAGCCATGCGCCTGGCGGTCACCGAGATGCAGCATGCCTACCACGAGGGCACCGTCCAGGCGTACCGGCACGTCCCGAGCTGTCGCGGATTTTACTGGCGCCTGTCCCACGCGCACAGCGTCATCGACATTTGCGACACCTACGCGCGCAGGAACGGAAACGGCTTCTGGGATGCGCGCGACGTCCCACCGAAGCCGCATCCCTGGTGTCGCTGCGTCTTGGTCCCGGCCATGGAGGAGCCTCGCGAATTCGTGCGCCGGCTGCGCGCCTGGGTGAACGATCCGAACAGCCAGCCGGATATTGAGCGCTGGTACAATACAGTCAGGGACATTCTGGGCAGGACAACGACGGCGATTGCGGTTAGTGCTGCCGCCAGCACCGCCACAAGCAGGAGCAGCAAACGCGACGCGAAGCTTGCCGACGTGATCGAAGAGCGCATAACCAAGGTCGGCATACAATCCGACCAGGACCTCATTGAAATCGGCGAGATGATTCAAAAGGAGATCGACCGGCGGCTGCAGAACGTCATCAAGCGACAGGAGCGGCTAAAAGCGAAGGTCCGTGAATTGATGCTCAAGATTGCCGAGGCGGACAGGCAGGCTGCGTTGGCCGTGTCACGATCCGAAAGAGAAGAATGGCGCAAGAAGGGCGACGAGCTGGCGGCAGAGCTGGAGAAGGTGCGGAAACAAATTGCAAACATCAAAATCAATCGCGGCGAGATGGCGCTGAAGGTGCTGCGTGAAATCCGGAACTTCGGATCGAAGCAGGAGCACAAGTGGACGCCGAACACGCCGGCAGAAGTGCGGCAAGCGGTAAAAGAGGCGTCCAAGTACCTGCCGACCGACTGGCTGCGGCGGTCATTCGAGCGCGCGGAAGCCGAGGGATTCGAAGGGTTCATCACGAAGCGCGGGTATTACTGGGACCGTGGTCGGACGGCTACGTCTGTCATCGCCTTGAGTGATCGCGGCGGCTACCGGGCCGGGGTGGTCGGCTGCGCTCTTCACGAGCTGGGCCACCGGATGGAATACACGGTCCCGCGCATCGTCGAGATGGAGCGCCGGTTTTATCGACGGCGCACGGACGGCGAAAAGCCGGAGTGGTTAGGGCCGGGGTACGAAGAGCATGAGCTAACACGTCGCGACCGATTCGTCGACCCGTACATGGGGAAAGAATACGACTCGGCATATGAAATCCTGACCATGGGCCTCGAAGGGCTGTTTCTCGGGACGTGCGATCTGTCCAAAGACCCCGAATTCGAGGCATTCATTTTGGGGGTGCTTGCCGCGTTATGATGTTCCGCGTAAACTGCGAATTCCTGGGCAAACGAAGGTCGGTTACGTGGCGCGGCGGTCGTCTGACTGGCGACTCGATGTTGGTGCGCGTCCTGGAGGCCGATGCGAAGGCGTGCGAGGCTGCGGGCGAAGTTATCGGTCTTGCCGGTTCTGGCGTGTACGCTGAGGGGGATTACCTGGCCGATCCCCATACGGCGCTGGCGTTCGTGCGCCGTTCGCTCGAAAACTTGGGATGCACGATTCTGTCGGTCGAGGCCGACATCCCGCCCCTGCCACCTGTGCCACCAGGCGCAATAGCATGAAGGAGGTCGAGAACGTGGCGCGCAGCTTGCCCGGTGATCAACTGCCGAAGGGTATGGAGATTCCGGAACTGGGTGTCGACAAGCAGGTGCAACAGCCCATGTACCGCATCTCCCTGCTCGAATTGCACCACGTCGCGGAAATCCTGGAGGCCTTGGACAAGGCCCCGCTTCGTTTGGGCATCGAGTCCCTTGAAATCGCCGACGCCAATTCGGCATACCCCGTGGTGAGAGTCGGGGTGAGAGTGTTCGGGCCGAAGGAGGGGAGAGAATGAGCGGGCATATCATGCGCCTGAACCCGTCCACGCGCACATATGTGCTCCAGGGCGCGGATGGGCGATTCGCGCCGAAGGTGATGGGCCAAAACATGAAGGCGCAGCCGATCATCCAGAAGTACCCGGCGCCGCCTGATGCACCGCCGAAGGTACTGTCACAGAACCCACCGGCGACCAAGTGAGTCGCGCGGTGGTTTTTTCATGCCCGAAAGGAGGTGAATGCGCATGGCTCTCAAGATCGACAAGCAGAAAGTCAGCGACAAGGCCTGGGGCGACGTGGACAAGTCGGCTATTTGGCAGCGCCTGAAGAAAGCACTTGAAGAGGGCGAAGAGGGCGCGGCCGCAGCGGTCCGCGAGATGTACGCCGTCTCCAAGGCCGAGATCAACGCGGACCTGACCCAGGCGGATTGCTGGGGGCCGCACCATGAGCTGCAAGGGGACACGCTTGTCCTCAACCGCAACGGTCTTGCCGCAGCAGCCGCAGCGCTTGCCGGTGGGCGGTCGGAGCCGAACCTGACCGACGAGCAGAAACGGCAGGCGGCGCGGCACCTGCTGCGGCACTACCGGGCCGCCGACATAGAGCCGCCCGCGAAATTGCTGGAGCTGGCTGGAGAATCGGCGGACGGAAAGACGGCCGGCGAGATGGCCCGCGTCGAGGCGCGCGTCACCGGAGAGATGCGCGTCGAGGACGTGCCGCTCGCCCCGTGGGCCGTTGAGGCGGTCCCGAGACTGAAGGAGGGGGACGACGACCCGATGGAGGTGGTCGTCGAAATCCCGGAGGGCCGATCCAAGCGCGGCTGGTACTACACGCGCTGCGCCCTGGAGCGGATCGTGGAGAAGGTCAACACCGAAGGCCTGCCGGGGTATCTTGGGCACCAGAAGCCCGAGAACGTCGAC